TTATTATCAATACCAAGCCTGATAGCTGTATCTGATTTAATTAATTCTGCTAAACTAAAGTTACGTGATAATTTCATTATTTTAAATGTAGTTTCTTGATTGATTTTTCACCCATGTATATTTCTGTTTCTGCCTCACTACGTATACATTTGTAAGATATATTTGGATTGAAATCACGTTCTGCCACTCTACGTGCACGTAAACATTCGGCCATATTTTCTTGTATTCTGTGCTCCTTGATCTCTCCGTCCCAGAACATCAATAGGGCCACTACAGTCTCTATCATACTACCTTACCTTTGTTCTCACCTTTTTTAATTACGTACTTTTGTGTGCCGTGTTTACCAGTCTCTACTTCTTTTTTTAAATCTTTTAAATAACTCATTTGTTTAGCTTCTTTGTTTATGTGAGCTATATAATCTAAAACTTTTTTAGTTACTCTTCCCGTTGCCATTGTATTTTATATCCCTGTTTGCATCTTTTAATTTTTCAATGTCTTCTAAAACTTTGTCCATTTGTTTACGTAAAAACTCAATGTTAACTTTGTTTAACGCCATTGATTCAATATGTTTGTTTAACTTATCGGTCGACTTATAAAGATCCTCGATCATCATGAATTGTTCAGAATCGGCCGGCAATGAACCAAGTTGTCCACGAGGCCATTTAATCCTAAATTCTGTATTTTCTTCTAGGTCTTTCTCCATCAATTGAAGTCGAGTGTCTGCAACATTTAACCTTTCAACAATCTGAAAGTAACCCATAGTGCCAAGAGCAACAATTACTATTAAACTAGCAACCGTTTTCATAGGCATCTGGACCGCTGCTTCTTCAGAAATGTTTAATGGTTTCTTGCTCATTAAGCTCCGTTAAATAAGTCTTCTGGAGAGACTTTCTTTTTCTTTTTCTTTTTTTGAAATAATTTTACTAAACTTTTGTATGTGTTACTAATAACACTTCCTATTTTATTTACAAAATTATCTACCCCTCCAAAAAAATTACTTAAAAATTTATCCATCTTTTTTACCATCATTTTCAAATGACATATCTTCTGCATGTTCTTTATAAGATTCATAAGTTCTTTTTTCATCTTTTATTTTCTCCATTTGATAGAACATCTTATCAGAATCCTCTGTGACCATGCTAGAGTCTTCCGCATCCCAATAAGTAGTTTGGACTTTATAGTCTGGCCAGCTGTTATCAGTAGTGTAACTAGTGCAATGCCACAAAATACGGTTGTTAGGCTGAGCAGCAAAGTTACCGTTATCAAGCTCCAAGATATGCGCACACTTATGTTCTTGAGGGATTTCAGAATGTTCGGTATCGATGATATTAACGTCCGGGTGAGCCCAGTCAATCGTGAATAAGTACTTACCATGATAAAATTTTTTATCTAATCCTAAATATTTACCTTTTAAACCATCCAACCAATCAAAACAAGTGATACTAGGCCAGTAACTAAAACAATTCCACAATTCCAACTCGTGAACTTGCATATCGGGCACTTCGGCTCTATCAAACTGTTTTTGGAAAAATGCTGAGATAGGCAGTCTCCAATAACACGCACCGTTTGGAAGCATGATATTAAATAGGATAGCCCTACCTGAAATACTGCTAATACTGAAGATAACACAGTCACTATACTGTCCTTTATTGTCTTCCATGTCATAAAGATACTCCTTTCTTATTTTACAATATATTGGTGGTATGTTAGCATTTAGATAAGACATAGTCTAACATTTCCATCTTCTTCTCGCTTGTCTAAGTCTTGAATTTGGGTCTTTTGCAGCTTTCGGAAATTTTTTCATTTGTCCTAAACTTCTAGCACAAAAACTCTTTCTACGTTTGGCATCTTTTGACCCAGGTTTTACTTTACCAGTTACTGCCGTTTTTAATTTAGATCCGGGATTTAATCTTCTATAAGCCTTAACCCCAGCTTCAGTCATTCCTGCACCTTTTTTAGTAGGTCTAAAATTTTTTTTATTTCTGGCTGGCATTCCGCCATTTTTAAAACTTAATAATTCTAAAGTGTAATTATCCATTATTATGTAAAGGTAATTGTTACACCACCAGTATTTGCTATTGTTGCGTGTATACCGTTAGCAAAAAAAATACCAGAACCGGGTAAATACATGTCCAAACCTTCTTCTCCAAATAAATATGTTGCGATAACATCTCCGGTAGCACCACCAGTTCTGAAAATTATTGAACCATTAGCGGAATTACCTTTGGCTTGAATAGAGGTCAATCTAGCTCTTCTGGTAGTTGGAACCATCTGCTCTGTAGCAGTCGAATGTTTTACCGACTGGTCTGATGTAAAACTTCCTCCACCCGACATTTATTATCCTGGGTTAGTTGTTGTTAGTTGTGGTGCGTTATACTTATCAGTTAACAATGTATAAGCAGTAACTTTAGTTTTAGTTTTACAAAAAATTCCTTTTGGAAAAAGTATTCCATCCTCAGGGAAATTAAAGTTAATAACATCTCCAGATGGCACATCTGCTTGAAATAAAGTTGTCCCAGTATTAGATGTAGTAGTTAATTCTAAAGTTCCTGCTCCAGTTCCATCAGAAGCAATAATAATTCCTTTTAGTCTAATTGGTTGTTCTATGATAGCAGTTCCGCTTGCAGCGGCATCTGATCTAGTTGCTTGTATATCGGCTTTTACTGCCATAAATTCTCCTATTTAGTTGTGGCTCCCGAAGGAGCCACTAATTATTTATTACTGTGCATCAAAAGGTGTTGCAAGTGTTCCATTACCAAGTAACTGACCCTCTACAGCATATAAGTTAGCTGCGATTGCAGTAAATTTGATTCTTGAACCTTTTA